GGTGAATGGTAAATTGGTTACAGCCAGAAACAAAGGTCAATTGAAAAACTTTGGTGCGACTTCAATGGATATAAGTGGTGTTGCTTCTAAATTTGCTGGTAGAGGTGATATTAGAGATGCTTTTGTGTTTGCAATGAAAGATTTGAATAAATCTATAAGTTCTTTATCTGATAAACAAAAAGAAAAGATATTTGGTAACGGTAAAAACTGGATGAACTTGGAAGTTATGTATCCTAAGTCTGCTAATGTAATTGATTATGATAAAGCACAAATAGTATTTCACGGAACATTAGAATATGATGAAAGTGGTACAGCAATAGGTCAACCTAAAGATTCTGCTCGTATGTTAGCAGGGATGATTAAACAGATTAATCAACATATACAAAAACATTATAATATTGGAAAACCTCAATTTTTAACAGTACCAAAAGTACAAGATTTCGGTAAAAAGAAGAAAGTATATTTGAATAGATTAAAAAAATTACAAAATCAGTATAAATTAAGTGATTCAGATACATTATCTAAGTATCATCAATCATATTGGGAAGAATTTATCTTTAATTCTGCAAAACAACATAAGTATAAGATACCAAATAAGGTTTTAGTTAACTTAACTAAGAGATGGGCGTTCTTTGATAAGTCATATAAGATACCAACGATAAAAAAAGACATAAAAAATGAAAAATTTCTTGATTGGGTGTTATCTTTTGATAAAAATGATCATGCTAAATGGGTAAAACAGAACATGAAACCGTTTGAAGTGTTATTTTTTGATGTTGGTGCGGAGATTTTAAAGAACATTAGTGGATATTTAGCCGCATCACCTAAAAAGGCTGTACAAAAAATAAGAAAAGATGTGATTAGTGCAATAAAAACAGTAAAAGGTGGTGGAGATGTTAAAAAGATACAAACTTTAAAGCATCAGCTTGATAAATTAGAGAAAATAGGTGGATTATCATCAATTGTTCCATCTGAAGGTATAGTTTTTAAGTATAAAGGTAATACTTACAAGTTTACTGGTGCGTTTGCTCCTGTAAATCAAATTTTAGGGTTATTAAACTTTTAGGAGTAAGTTATGAGTGAACATCAAAGACACGTAAAGGCTAGACAGGCGATATTAAGAGGAGAAACACCTGAAAAAAGAATTTTTGTAGCTCAAGAAGATTTAGAGTTTAAAAAGAAGTTAAAAAAAGAGAAAGATGAAGAACAAAAACGAGTTAATGAAAAATTAGAGATTACAAAAGAAGCTAGAGTACCTTGGTTCTGTCCTGAATGTGATAAAGTGATGAAAAGACGTTTGGATGATAGAATGTGGTATTTATACGGACATTGTTTTGATTGTCAAGTAAAAGTTGAAAATAAAATGAGAATAGACGGTACATATAATAGATGGTCAGAACAAAAAGTAATTGCAAATAAATTAGCGTGGATAGAAGAACAAAAGCAGTCAATTGAAGAGTTTAAAAAACAAAAAGCTCCAGAATTCTTTCAACAAGTAAGACCAGATGGGTATTCTGTTGATAAAGAAACTTGGAACATAAATACAGATGAAATTGAAAAACAAGCTGATGAAGCATTAGAGTATCTACAAAAAATAGAAGATTCGTTAAAAGACTATATTTATACTTAGGGACAATATTAATTTTAATTATATAGGAGAAAATAAATGGCAACAGTAACACAAGGTGACAGAGGTAGAACTGATATATCTAGTAGAAGTCAACCGGCATATGGTAAAGTTAGTCCACTAGGTTCAAAGGCATTTACAATTGATGCCACAACCGAGTTAACTGGTTCATATGCAGGAGTTAAAGAATTTATTGTAAACACAGCAGGTGACGCTGTATTACATTTAGCTGATGGTGGTTCTTTAACAGCATCTAATTTAAATACAAAGACTACTTACAAATATCATTTAAAAAGAATTGCAACTTCAAATGGTAACATTAGTGTCATAATATAATATGAACCGAAATTCAAAAGGACAATTAAAAGATGTAATCAAACAGGAGTATGTAAAATGTGCTTCTGATCCTGTTTATTTCTTGAAAAAGTATTGTGTGATACAACACCCAATAAAGGGTAAAATACCTTTTCACTTATATGACTTTCAAGAAAAAACAATAGAAGATTTCATTCAACACCGCTTCAATATTATTTTGAAAGCGAGACAGTTAGGTATATCTTCTATTACAGCAGGATATTCTTTATGGATGATGACATTTCATCAAGATAAAAATATCTTAGTAATTGCTACTAAACAAGAAGTTGCAAAAAATTTAGTAACAAAAGTAAGAGTGATGCATGCTAATCTACCAAGTTGGTTAAAACAAAGATGTGTTGAAGATAATAAGTTGTCATTAAGATATAAGAACGGTTCTCAAATAAAAGCAGTATCAAGTGGTGAAGATGCTGGTCGTTCTGAAGCGTTATCTTTATTAGTATTAGATGAAGCGGCGTTTATTGATAGAATTGAACAGATATGGGCTGCAGCTTCACAGACTCTTTCAACAGGTGGTCAATGTTTAGCATTATCTACACCAAATGGTGTCGGTAATTGGTTTCATAGAACTTGGATGGATGCAGAAGATAACTTAAATGATTTTAATTTTATAAAATTATTTTGGGATTTACATCCAGAAAGAGGACAAGAATGGAGAGATGAACAAGATAAGTTGTTAGGTCCGTCATTAGCTGCACAAGAATGTGATTGTGACTTCATCACTTCAGGTCAAACTGTAATTGATGGTGTTATTTTAGAAGAATATAGAGTAACTCAAGTAAAAGAGCCAATTGAAAAACGTGGTATAGATAATAATGTTTGGATATGGGAACCACCAAATTATACAAAAGATTATATAGTGTGTGCTGATGTTAGTCGTGGAGACGCGACAGATTATTCTGCGTTTCATATTATTGATGTAGAAAGTTTAAAACAGGTTGCGGAATATAAAGGTAGAATGTCTACTAGAGATTACGGTAATTTGTTAGTTAATATAGCAATTGAATATAATAACGCATTGCTTGTTATTGAAAATAATAACATTGGTTGGGCAGCTATTCAACAATGTATTGATAGAGAGTATGATAATTTATTTTATATGTCAAAAGATTTACAGTATGTGGATACACATAAACAAATAAATAATAAAATTAATAGAACAGAAAAACAAATAATTCCTGGATTTACATTAACACAAAAAACAAGACCATTAGTAATAGCAAAATTAGAAGAATTTTTTAGAGAGAAATTAGTAACTGTTTGTTCACAAAGATTAGTTGATGAGCTGTTTGTGTTTATTTATAATGGTAACAGAGCAGAAGCAATGTCAGGATATAATGATGACTTAGTAATGTCTTACGCGATGGGTTTGTGGATAAGAGAGACAGCATTGAGATTAAGAACAGAAGGTATAGAATTACAAAAGAAAGCGATGAGTAGTATAACATCAAATAAAGGTGTTTATACATCAACAGAAAACCAAAATGATTCTTGGGTTATGGAAATAAATAAAGAAAAAGAATCATTAGAATGGTTAATTAACTAAAGAGGTAAAAAATGGCCGATAAAAGTTTATTTAGTAGATTGCGACGATTATTTTCTACAAATGTCATTGTAAGAAATGTAGGTGGTAAAAAATTAAAAGTTGCGGATACAAGTCGTACACAATCTACAGCAAAAAGCAATCTTATTGATAGATACCAGAAAATATTTACTGGTGCGGGCCTAAGTGGCTATTCAGATTCATTATTGACTAAATCAATGAGGTTAAATCTTTTTAAAGATTATGAGTCTATGGATTCAGATGCAATTATATCATCCGCACTTGATATTTATGCAGATGAGTCTACAATGAAATCTGAATATGGTGAAGTTTTAGAAATTAAAACAGATAATAATCAAATAAAAGAAATATTACACAATTTATTTTATGATATTGTTAATATAGAATTTAATTTGTGGCCTTGGATTCGTAATATGTGTAAATATGGTGATTTCTTTTTACAGTTAGAAATTAATGAAAAATATGGTATTACAAATGTAGTTCCATTATCAGTTTATGATGTATCACGATTAGAAGGTATGGATCCAGAAAATCCAGAATATGTAAAATATTTAATTGAAACAATGACATCTGAACATAGATATACACCTGAAAGATCGGCTATGAGAACAGAATTAGAAAATTATGAAGTAGCACATTTTAGATTACTTTCTGATTCTAATTATCTTCCATATGGTAAATCACAAGTTGAAGGTGCTCGTAAAATTTGGAAACAAATGACATTGATGGAAGATGCTATGTTAATACATAGAATTATGAGAGCACCAGAAAAAAGAATATTTAAATTAGATATTGGTAATATTCCACCTGCAGAAGTTGATAATTACATGCAACAAGTTATTAATAAAATGAAGAAAGCTCCAGTTGTAGATGATGATGGTGAATATAATTTAAAATATAATATGCAAAATATTACTGAGGATTTTTTCTTACCAGTTAGAGGTGGTGATAGTGGAACGAGTATAGATTCACTTCCGGGTTTAACTTATGAAGCTACCGAAGATATTGAATATCTTAAAAATAAACTCTTATCTTCATTAAGAATACCAAAAGCATTTCTTGGATATGAAGATCAAGTTGGTTCTAAAGCAACGCTTGCCGCAGAGGATGTTAGATTTGCTAGAACAATTGAAAGAATTCAAAGAATAACTCTTTCAGAGTTAACTAAAATTGCTATTGTTCACTTATATTCACAAGGTTATCAAGATGCTGATTTAGTTAATTTTGAATTAGAATTAACAAATCCATCTACTATATATGAAGAAGAAAGACTTGAATTATGGGAAAAGAAAACTGGTTTAGCGGGAGATATGATTGATAGAGGAATTGTTTCATCTGAATGGGTTTATAAGAATATTTTTGGATTTACAGAAGAAGAAATTATAGAAATGGATGAACAGAAGGTTTTAGATTACAGAACTAAATATAGAAGAGATCAAATTGAACAAGAAGGAAATGATCCTGCAAAAAGTGGACAATCAGTTGGATCACCGTCTGATTTAGCAATGGGTAGAACTGGACACGAATTAAATGATATAGGTCCTGAAGGTGGTTCACCACCAGGAGGATGGAACGGAGCAGGTAGGCCTAAAGAAGGTGGTAAATATGGAAAAGATAGTGGTGCAAGAGGTAGAGACCCATTAGGTGCACATGATAAGAAAAAAGGTGGTAGTAGTTCCCGTAAATATGGTAAAACATTAGCACTAGCTCAGTATGATTCACTAAAAAAATCAATGACTTTTGGTAAAAAAGATAAAGAAATCATAACAGAAGTGTCAGAATTGGAACAAGAGTATAAAGATGAGGTAAGTTCTTTAACTAAAGGTATATCAAATGAATAATTATTGTTTAACTTTATATTTATTTATGAGTAAATATATATATAGAAATTGGAGTATTTTGTAATGACTCGAAAACTAAAACATTCTAAAATAAAGAATACGGGTATTCTTTTTGAATTGTTAACCAGACAAATTACAGCTGATGTATTGGCTGGAAAAAGCACAAGATCAGTTTCAATTGTTAAAAAGTATTTTAATGAAAATACTGAGCTTGGAAAGGAACTTCAGTTATACAGAATTCTTTCAGAAAAACATTATGAATCTGAAAGTAGAGCAAGTCATTTACTTGATGCTGTAATTAAATCAAGACAAAGATTGAGTAATACTTCTTTACGCCGTGAAAAATATAATTTAATTAAAGAAATTAAAGAAAGTTATAATGTAAATGACTTTTTTAACGGTCGTATTCCAAATTATAGAGTGTTAGCTTCTATTTATAATGTATTTCAATCTGAAACAACTGATGACGTTTTCGATCCAGAATCATCTGTATCTTCTAAATTTACAGTTTTAGAACATATTACAAGTAGAAAAGTTAGTGATAAAGAAATAAAAGAAAAAGTATTAAAAGAGTATACTAAAAAAGATAAAGATTTAAGGTTACTTGCATATCAGATTTTAGTTGATAAATTTAATAAAAAGTATAAAACATTAAATGAG